CCAGTTCACCCCTCAGATCGCGCGCGACCACAACGTCCTTGCCGCCGACTGGCCAGTAAGCTATCCAGAAAACGGGCGCTTTAGCGGTAACGGAGGGCAGAGGAACTTCGGGCGTTTCCCCATTCAATTCGTGCTCGACCCATTTGATCGCTTCCTCGGCCGAGCGCGCGACTTTGACGACGCACCCGGCTTTTGCCAGTTCATCGTGTCGTTGATACTGGGCCGGGCTAAGTTTGCCGTGACTGGTTTTGATCTCGATAAAAGCTACCCTTTGGCCGCGGCAGACAAGGTAATCCGGATCGCCCAACTGGGTTGAAGTGCGCTGGTCCATTCGGCTATGAAACCATGCGTAGCCTTCGCGCTTCAGCCAGGCACTTAGCTCATCGTGGATGGCTCGCTCGCCTCTCATCCGATCAATTCAAGGTTGCACTGCGTTCCACGAGTGTTAGTCCAGGACGCAGCCGAAGCATGTGATTCTATCCTGTCGGCTAGAATCATCGCTCGAACCGATGGGCTTTGAGGCGCATAAGCCGCCGTATCCCAGCGGTTATCAAGTCCTATATTTCGCGCCACGTTCGTTGAATCAGCAGATGAAAACGGTATTTGAGAGAAAAGTGTGGGGTTAAGCATCCTTAACCCATGCAGTCGAGCCCGCGGAATCCCTTTCGTGCAGATAAAGTCGAGCGCATCCGAAATTCTATGCCACCACTTATCACTGCCGGGTTCGGAATACTCTCCGCTACTTCCCAAAGCTACCCGATAATAGATCGAGCATAACCGCTTCAGTCGCTCGTTAGACTCATGCAGATGCCATACGGGCACGTTTAAGTGCATCTGTAACGGCGATACCTTCAGCCACGACGAAAGCATGATGTCGTTGTCTTTCTCGTCGCCATCGACAACATCGGGAATTAGCGCCCAATCAAAACCGGGATGCCCACACCACTTCAAAACCCAAGTGGCATAGGCTTTCACATCAAGTTTTTCGCCGCCATGTTTCCAGTAAGTGAAGGCGCCGTTATCAAGAGTGAACGACTGGCAAATCTCCGCTGCCAATTCAATTTGATCCGGATAAGCGAAACTCACCATCGCGTGACGAGCGCGCCACACCGCCATTGATGCACTTACTGGTGTAATTGGCCCGCCGTGGTAGTGGATCACTTCATTTTTCTCCGACAGAACTTGTCGAATCCTTCGTTGGACAGTATTTCTCTAAGTCTGCCCGTAGGTCCACGGGTTACAGGCACATAATTGCCGCGCGCCTCATACCGCTTTATGGCTTCACTTAAAGGGTAAGTCGGCCAGAGCCCGAGCCGTTTCAGGAAATTGCCCGGTGTCTCATACTTGGCGTCCGGTTCGGTAATACCGTAGCCGTGCTCTTTCAGGTGACCGACACAGAACTCTGTTATGACTGACTCCTTTGCGGGCTTAGTCAGTTCAAGAACGACTCGGAATGGGGGCGCAGTCATTAGAACGGAATCTCGTCGTCGTCTTGTGGCGCTTCCGGTGCCGGCTTAACCGCTTCAGCGTTGGCGTAGTCTTTCGCGACGTTCTTGGGCGGGTAATCCTCGTTCTTATCGTCAATCGCCAGTTTCACTTTGGCAGCTTTACCGATGATCTCGCCTGACTCCAGGGTTCCGGCATGATACTTGTCGATCAGCCCGACCGACTCGCAAAAGTCGAATAGCTTGTTAGGCATGGCTTCCATGAGATAGTCAAAGACGTGCCGCTCAGTCCCGTCCTGAGCGAATACCTTCAGCTTTACTTCGATCATTTCGTTGCCGGCTTTACTGGTCTTATCGACTGCTGCCATGACTTCAAAATCGTACCAGCCTTTCGGCAGGAGATTCTTGCGCGCGATTTCTGCTTTACTCTGTGGAGTGAAATTCATCTTATTGGATTTTCTTTTTGAGCCAGGTAATGAGTTTCGCGGCCTGGTCCACGTTGAGTTCTGAGTAACTTTCGGCTGAAGCTCGGGTCAGTGCTTTGTCGATGTCGGCCTGGTCAACTTTTACCGTGTCAACCAGGCGTGTGATCTCGGCCACCTGCTCAGGCGACGCGAGCTGGATAGGAACTGACGTAGCTTCAATTATGTCTTTCCCGTAGCGATCACTGAAATCGGTGTACTCGAGCGGGAACTGATCCGCATCAGGGAAGCCGGTCAGACGCGACTTTTTCACAATCGCTATCCGGCTGGCTCCGCGTTTTACTACCTGGAGAGTCAGGTCTAACTCAAAAATGAGTTTATCCCATACATCAGCAATCTTTCCGATCTCGGTGCGCTGGCCGGTTTTTGGATCGAGCCCCCATTCATTCATTTCGTGGGCGACAAACCAGACGTTCATATCAAGCCGCATGATCCAGGCGACCAGCCGGCGCATGTTGGCAATGGCGGGTTTCTTGGAAGCGCCGAATACGTCTTTCTCAGCCAGTCGTTCCGCTTCGTTGGCAATGCAGGTCTGGTAAAGTTTCGTAACTGAATCAATGACCAGGGTCTTATAAGTGTGTTTCTCGGTCGCAAGCGCCTGGATCTGATCGAGGATAAAGTCGAAATCGAGAGTCCCATCCTCCGGGCCGAGATAGGAACCGGATGCTTCTTTGAGGCGTTGCTGATAATGCTGAAGGTCGGCGCCACCTTCGCAGTCGAGATAATAGGGAGTCGGGAAAGCGAGCGTAAACCATGTTTTACCTACACCGCTGGCACCATAGATCATGGCTTTTGTTTTGCCGGGCTGGACTAACTCCGGCTTTCTTGCTTTGAGTTTGGTAGTCATATATTGGTTATGCTTCCCGCACACTATACGCGAGAGCATTCGATCTTGCCTAAGAACTGCATTGCCGACTCGATGAGTCGCGCCCGCTGTTCGGGAGTAAGCGGCCGCAGGGCGGTCACAAGTTCGGAGAAGGCGTCTAACTCTATTTTGAGCGGAGTCCTGCGCGTTTTCTTTTCGGGTGTTTCAACTGTTTCATTATCTGGTGTCATAATTCTACCTCGAACTCAAAGCTAAACGGACGGACGTAAAACCAGCGTTTCATGGTGCGTAAAAGCCCGTCGCGCTGGTCGTCATAGTAACGAATGAATTTGACGACGGTCCCGGGAGTCTTAACAGACCCCATCCTCTGCACCTGATCGTTGTAGAGAAAGATGTGGCGCTTATCGACAAAGGACCAGCCGAACCCGGTTGCGCGCTGGATCGCGGCCGCTGCCGGGCAATGGTTGGCGCTATGACATTCGGTGTCAATGTCCTCCCAGGTAACATGCGCGATGTATTTCATCATTGTCTGAGATTCGTTATGCGTCCCGCAACTTTGGGAACTAACACTCATGGGCGCAGGATAGCCACAACGATCAGTGCAAGTGAGAACAGTGCCACAGCCATAAGTATCGTCATGGTGTCAGCCTCCCGATCAGGATGGCGTTCTCGAAACCTAGCAGCGCCATCGCTTCGGCGATCCCGTCTTGCACGGCGATAAGTGTCTCCAGCTTTTCCTCCTCGGTTTCCGGCACCGGCCAGCCAAGGATCTCGCACAGCTCCGAGACGACAAAATGCACATTACCGTTCCCGTCGAGCCACGTTCCCGGAATCGGGCCGTTGCTAACCTTCACTTTCGTGAGCTGAGGGTCATAAAATATTTTGGTATGTTTCCCGTTGCTCATGGTCTTAGCTTTTTGGGTTTGCATTCGATTTCTTCCAGCCTCGCGTCCAGTGCGCTTTTGCGGAACCGCTTATCGGTCCCGATCATCACATAAGGTATCGTCGGCGTTTTGCCCGGCTTGGTCTGCGCGTTCAGCCATTTCACGCTGAAATGGAGATAGGCCGCCGCCTCCTCGAGAGTCAAGAGCCGGTCGGTCGGCACGTATTCGTTCAGCCGTTTGACGCAATCTTTCTCCGCTTCCGTGACGTGGCTCAAGATCGAGTTGATCTTGTCTTTGAGTGCCTGCGCAATCTGGTCTGCAAGATCGTCACCCTCCGGTTTGTCGAACTCATGCCTGACGATCTTGCCCATGGGGAAAGGGTTTATGCAGTTTCGGCGGTATTGATGATCTTTTTAAGCTTGCGCTTCGCGGCATCGCGCATCCAGGAGGAGTAGCTTATTCCATTTTTGAAGGCGTCCTTTCGGCAACGCTCATAGAGTTTTTTTTCGATAAAGA